TGGCCCTCAACCTCCGGCGTTAGCGGGAAGCTGTGAGGATCAACCCAGAAAAGGTAGTGTACGTATGACATCCTACACCAAATCTCGCGGTTCGATTCTTTGGGGATCAACAACTGCAGAAGTCTACAATCCTACACTGATTTCTTCTTCTACAATCGGTAGTACCGACGTGGAGGAGGGTCAGTATACGGAGTCGACAACTGGAGTCTCGACCCCCGGGTTTCACGCAAGATTAGCCCGAGGAGAGCTTTTGCCTTTCACGATGTTCTACCAATTAAGGCAGGATATCGTGTCGGCTGGTGCCGACCAGGGACAAATGCGGTCAAGCAACCCATCTTATCCTAATTATATGGAGCAATGGGTTCCGCATCTTCCTCTAAGCACCGATTGGCTCTCTCCAACCCCTTCAGCACTTGGGGCGTATGCAACCTCTGCAGACCACTTGGTCCAGGAGGCTGCGTCACGTATCCAGAGTGCTGGTTGGGATGTTGGTACTTTCTTAGCCGAACTTCCAGAAACTGTTGAGACCCTTCGCGGACTCGCCACCAGATTTGGTGATTGGTTCGCCAGGCATCAGCAGATTATGGAACGTCGCCAAGCGGCAACTTTACGCGATGAACGACTACAGGCGCTTCGCAGGCATAGGTTTCTTCGGAATCCTAGTCTGCAACAAAACGCCTGGAAGAAGTTCCCGCGGTCGCTGGCTAAGTGGTCGCGCGAATTTGTATCCGATTGGATGCTAGCGCGATACGGCCTTCGACCCCTCATGTACGATTTTAAAGATGTATATGAGGTGGTTACCGAGGGTGGCAAGAAAGTAAATCGGGTGCTCCAAGTGGCCTCGTCTACAGATGTGCAGACGAATATTTCCACTGGAGTACGTGTAGGAGGCGACTCAGTACGCGATGACTACATGACGGATTCAAACACCGTCACGATTGGTCTTCGTGGAAAGGTCGCTGCGGACCTGAGCTTTAACAATCAGACGTGGATCAATCCTATCACTACGGCTTGGGAATTAGTTCCTTTGTCGTTTGTGGTGGACTGGTTCTTGTCTGTTGGATCAGCTCTGGACGCGCTGTCGTTTGTCGTACTTAACCCGAAGCACGTAGCCGCGCAAGGTTGGCTGATCGAATACGACCGAATGGTCGATTACTGGTCAGTCGCCAAGCTCGACAGGTACTATACGAGTGGCACCAATCGTTGGTTGCACTCTAAGAGTACTCTTACGGCCCGGGTACCAACATCTGTGCCTTTATCACCCGCCCCAGTGCTGAAACTCAGCGATGCGAAGGTGGTTGACCTTCTCTCGCTTGCGTTCCAGCGTATCAGGAGATGATGTTATGGCAGCAATGTCAACAACCCTTACCGAGTGGGCCAGTGGCTCTAACTCGAAGATCTGGACTACAAGCGGCCATACGGTCGTAATGCCTAAGCAGGTAATTCAGCTTCGGCGTATTCCAGCCGTGAACGCTAGCAATCCGGTTGCGCACAACGAGATTATTGTCTCGCAAGCCGACCAGGACGCAGACGGAAACGTCCTAGCGCCGCGGGTCCAGTTCAAGTTCATCTGGCGCGTTCCGCTCGAAAGAGTGGACGCGGACGTCACGACGGCAGCTTTGGCTGTCATTCGGGACATCGTAGCCAGTGACGAAGTCACTGCTGCGGTGAGCTCGTTTAACTTCGTTAAATAGGTTCTGAAGTCATGGGCCGAACGTTCGCGTTCGGTATTGGCCTTTTGGCCAGTATCTTGACTTCGATTAGCGCTTATGTTACGTCTAACGACGTTAGCGTACGCGTAGATACCTATCAACGGAGCAGAGCAGTCGCTGCGACTCCAGAACCTCTGAACGGAGAATCCATCCATGGAAACTCAGCAGATAGCGTTAGACCTTTGTCGGCTCTACCTGCAGGACCAGCAGTCCCAGGGTGCAGGGACGTCGATGCCATTCTTGGCCTTACTTCTGGGGAAACTCAGAAGTAGGGACATTGCGTGGCTATCGTCGTCCTCAACACACGTGCAGTTCGAACATCAAGAAACTGCAGATCTTGCCACCGCACTCCAGGTTGAGGCATTCTTTAAGAAGAACCCTGCCTGGACCGATGACGCTTCGTGTACCGAAGCAGCGCGGCTCTCCTTTTTGAAGGGAGAATCACGCTGTCGAGTCGCGAATAGGCGTCTTCGATGGTATTATGCGAAGCCTGAGCGTCTCGCTCATGATCTCCGCTTCTACCTCGATCGGATAGTTCGCATCCTTGCGAAAGTGTTAGGTGACATTGATCCGTTCCTGGAAGTTTTACCCCAGGAAATACGTGTGACCTCAGGGGCTACGGCAGGTACTTCTCGTGCGGCTTCCAAGCCACACTTGAAGGTCCGTCGTAGTTACGAGACCTGTTCGGCCAAGGGGTCGGAGGCTCTCCGAGTTTTGGCGTCCCATTGGGGATACCGAGCTCCGAGATGTTCTCCGACTTCCTTGAACCGTATTGCGGTCGTACCTAAGAACTGGCGGACCCACAGGACTATCGCATGCGAGCCTAACGGCGCTTTGCCGTTTCAGCTTGCCTTCGATTCCTATGTGAAAGGGAGACTTAACGCAGTGATGCGTGTGGATCTCCACAGCCAGTCCTTAAATCAGCGTCTTGCTCGTGAAGCGTCGTTGGGTGCAAATCTTAGTACCCTTGACCTCGAGCAAGCTTCCGATACGGTATCCTATGAGCTCGTGCGCCTTCTCTTCCCGAGAAGGTGGTTCGAGTTCTTGAACTCCTTTCGGAGTTCCAGATACACAGGGCCGTTCGGTGATGGTGAATATGAAAAGTTCTCCAGTATGGGGAATGGATCTACTTTCACTATCGAAACGCTGGTGTTTTCGGCAGCCTGTAAAGCTGTGGGCGCAAAGGTCTTTGCGGTTTATGGCGATGACATTGTCATCGACCGCGACTACCTCCAGCCCTTGCTTCGCGTGCTGCGCTTCTTAGGCTTTATTGTAAACCAGTCTAAGTCTCACTTTGATGGTGAATACCATGAAAGTTGCGGCGAACACTGGCACCGGGGCCGATCTATTACTCCTTACTACTTACGTGTAAGGAAGTGGGATCAGCCTTCGTACTGCTTGCTTGTGAATTCACTAGCAAGTCGTGCGTTACCGGGTGGCCTTTTGTGGGGGTTCCTTCTCTCCTTAGTGAAGGAATTTTCTCTCCCCATAGTGCCATACAATGAAGACCTTGGGTGTGGTATACATATCACCCCCAATTCCGCGTATGCGGCTAAGAAGCTCCGTTACCATAAGAAGGGTAAATGGTCAGGCTCTCTATCGACAAGGGCATTCGTAGCCAAAAGCCGCGATGTACCTGTCTATGACAGCCGGGCCCTCTTCCTATGGTATCTCCAAGCGTCCCGCCGTTCATCGGAGGGACTTCTTCGGAGTATACGGACGTCACGGTACGCCCTCGCTGGCACAAAGTATGTCCAGAGAAGGGTACGGTGGTTTGTACCACCGTGGCCGATACCTGCC